AGTAGTGTGTAGGGAGAAACCCCGGCGAATCATCCCTACATATGGATGTATCCCGGCGGGGGGTACCCCGATTGTACCGTCGTATCCCAGAATTGTCAAGCCCAAATTATTTTTTTCTTGACTTATACGATACGTATCCCCATAATAGGTGCGTAGGTTGGTTCGAAATTAGCACATCTCCCCGATTTCGAAACATATTTTGTAAAAAGCGAGCTTGTGGCTACACGAACTCACACCTACATCCCCTAAAAAAACGAAAGATCGACTATGTACACAGCGATGTTGCTGCTTTGCTCTATGTATTCTCCCGGAGAGTGCATACAAGCTACAGACAGCAAGGGTCCGTACCCTACAGAAGAAGAGTGTCAAGTACGAATAGAGGAAATGGCGACAGATACACGCCTTCTTTTTCCGTATTTGATCACTGCTGGCGTCCGCTGTGCGTACGATGGCGGTGAAAGCACGTAAATTATGAACCTTTTACCTCAACCACGCACCAAAAAGCGTGAACTAACCGAAAAACAGACCAAATTCCTAGATATCCTGTTCGAAAACGGTGGTCAGGTGACTAAAGCAGCCGTAGATGCAGGGTATTCGGAGGGATCTGCAGGTTGGTTACGCAAAAACCTAGCTGATGAGATAGTCGAACGTACAAAAGACGTACTCTCTATGAACGCCTTTAAGGCCGCTACACGCCTTGTAGACACAATAGACAACCCTGCCCCCGAACGAGGTGATGACCTACGCCTCAAGGCCGCTGAGAGCCTCTTAAATCGCGTAGGAGTACGTCAAGCAGAGACAATAAACCACAATGTGACGGCTATGCACGGAGTTGTCCTCTTACCACCGAAGAAAGAGGTGGTTATAGATGGCGGGTAGACCCAAAAAAGACCCCAACGCCCCCAAAGCTACATACCACCTGTCCAAGCGGGAACTTGCCCGTCGTGCCGCCCAAAAGAAACTCACAGCAGCCAAGAAGAGTGCAGAGAAGGTAACCAAGAAAGCGGAGGGGAAGCGCAAGTATGCTAAGAAGATTGCAACTAGCATGGGCAAAGTTGAAAATGCCCTCAACGCCAAAGCTACCACAGTTATCGATCAGGGGGATCTTGCCGATCTGCCCCCTCCGGTCACTGACCTCGTCGAAGATGCAGAAGTTATATTCAAGCCTAACGACGGTCCCCAAGAAGATTTCCTGTCTGCTGGCGAACGTGACGTTCTTTACGGAGGGGCCGCCGGGGGAGGCAAAAGTTTTGCGCTTCTTGCGGACCCGCTACGTTATTGTCACAATCCTAACCATCGTGGTCTACTCCTTCGCCGTACTCTTGATGAACTAACCGAACTCATAGACAAGTCACGCCAACTCTACGTCAAGGCGTTTCCCGGTGCGAAGTTCCGTGAATCGAAGTCTACGTGGCACTTTCCATCCGGTGCTACGATCTGGTTCACCTACCTCGACAAAGACAAAGACGTAACCCGCTTTCAAGGACAAGCATTCAACTGGATAGGTATCGATGAAATCACACAATACCCCACGCCTTATGTCTGGGACTACCTGCGTTCTCGCCTTCGCACTACTGATCCTGAACTCCAGCAACACCTGTACATGCGCTGCACTGCCAACCCGGGGGGAGTGGGAGGTTGGTGGGTCAAGAAAACCTACATAGAGGGAGTCGAACCCAACAAGGCATTTCCTGCCTTCGACATAGAAACAAAAAACAACTTCTTGTGGCCTGACGGTCACGAAAAAGCGGGACAACCCCTCTTCTACCGTAAGTTCGTTCCTGCACGTTTGACTGACAATCCGTACCTCATGGCGGACGGACAGTACGAAGCGATGCTCAGATCGCTACCAGAGGTCGAACGCAAAAGACTCCTAGAGGGTGACTGGGACGTAGCGGAGGGAGCAGCCTTCCCAGAGTTCTCTCGTGAGAGGCACGTCGTAGAACCTTTCGAACTTCCGACGAACTGGCCCCGTCTACGAATGGCAGACTACGGATACGCTGCACCGTCCTGTGTTCTTTGGGGTGCTATCGACTGGGACAACAACATCTGGATCTACAGAGAGTTATACCAAAAACACTTGACAGCGGAAGAGTTAGCCGCTAAAATACTAGAAGCCGAACAACTAGATCCCCTACCACACTACACGGTCCTTGACTCGTCTTGTTGGAACAAGACTGGTTTTGGGCCTTCAATCGCAGAAGTGATGATGAGAGCGGGTGTGCGTTGGACTCCAGCAGACCGCAACCGCATACAGGGTAAGATGGAAGTGCACCGACGCCTAGCGAACGATCCGTACACAAACGAACCCCGCCTACGCTTCTTCTCTAGCTGCCAGAACATCGTCAAACAAATTGCAGGTATACCCCTGTCCAAGACGAACAGCGAAGATGTGGACACAAAAGCAGAGGACCACGCCTACGATGCCCTGCGCTACGGAATGATGACACGCATGACAGGCTACGCATCGATGCACAAACAACTAAGTGCAATAAAGAACCAAGTCCACCAAGTTCAAGACGAAGTATTTGGGTACTAAATGGCAAAGAAAACTTTTCAACAGCTATCTAGCGAAATCGTAACGAAAGCAAAAGACGGTACCCTCACTATAGGAGAGGCTATCGACTTTACGTTAGATTCTCGTGTGCCTTTGCCAGAAGATTACAACGTAAAAAATAAAAAGGGCGAATATCCTGCCCGTAAAAGAATAGACCAATTAAAAAAGAGCCTTTCCGTATTACAAAAAAAGGCACCCGACGCTTTTCCTTTGGGAGTAGATACTCCACTCAAGGATATGCGTCAGCCGGAAATTGTGTTTTTGTTTAGGCGTGACGGTTCTCCTGACATGTCTAACCGTGCATACAATTATCAAACATTTGAAAACACATTTTTTGGTGCCCTCAAAGGCAAACGAATTGAACGATTTTTTGAAGTAATAGATGGCAACGAAGAGGATATGTATCCTCGACTTGCTGGCACTGGTAACCCTATGGGAACACAGCGCACGGGTCTAGCTGGTGAACGCCCCATGCAGGGAACGCTACCTAAAGCAGACCTAGATGCTATTTACAACGAAGCTTTACCTGAGATTCGCGCAAACTACGATGAAAAAACAGCACGAATTATCGAATACCACAGAACAACATTTCAACGTCCAGAACAACTTTTGAATCTCAAAGCAAGTGACGTTGTAGTTAGCGGAGATGTTGTCACTGTAAAGGGCAAGATAACAACAGGAAGAGATCACAAGGGAAGACCAGAACTTAGATTTAAATCTGATTCCCCTATAGGACAGTTGTTACTAGAGGCATTGAATGATGAGTCTGTGCCCCTGTCAGGTAATGATCGTTCTTTGTTTGGTGTGGATGCGGATAAGTTCAATGCAGCATTTAACAATCACGTAGGTACACGTCTTGAAAAGTTTTCTGATGTTCTCCCCCTAGCCGATGTGAAAGTCGAAGAAGGCGGTAAAGTTGTTCGTATTGATCAAAAGCCCGTAACGACTCCTTCCGCAATTCGTTCTATCGTCCCTCACTACATGTTAAAAGACATGAAAGTAAACAGGGACATTGTTCAAGGCTTAATGGGCCACAAGCCAAACGATGAACTTGCAAATAACTATGCTGGCGTCATTGTTAACGAAGAACTTCCTGCTGTTTTACAAAATCCAGAAGCTTTTGCAAAAACGGGATTCGCCACTACAAAGGGAGGACAGGTAGGACTTGAAACTGATTTACTCGACGAAGATCAACGAGCCAAACTTGCTGAAGAATATCTAGAAACCCAATCTGCAGAACTAGAGGCTCGTAAGGCAACAGCAGGAGCAACCACTGCTGAAATGGGAGTGCGTCAACAGGCTGCTATTGCCGAACGTGCTGCAGGTATGCCAAAAGAAATCGCTGATGCAGCCATTATTGCGGAAGGCGAAGCCCAGATAGCACAAACACAATCTGAGGCAAACATAGAGGCAAAGCGTCAAAGTGCAGTAGGCAAAGGCCAAGAAGCCCTAGACATGATTGTTGATATGGCAAAAAATACTCCTAAACCTATAATAAAAGCAGTTCCATTTGTAGGGACAGCATACGCAGCGACACAGATACCTGAGATTAGACAAGGTATATCTACAGGACTCCAAGAAGTATTTGGTGTACCTAAAGCCGTAGCTGATCCTATAGGCACTGCTGGTGCAACTATTGATTTTGGTATTGGTGAATTTGCACAAGTCGCTCCCAGCGATGTGGTTTCCGGGGTATCAGCCATAGGAGAAAGTATGGCAGAGAGCAGAGCAGGACCGCCTTCTCGCGGTAGAAACGTACCTAGAACTGCTCCCCCTCAACAATCTACACAAATAAATATTCCTAATCCTGTCGCGCCCAAACCACAGATGGCTGCACAAGGATTTGTACCAGTCCCTGAA